GTCTCGGCAAGGTTCCGCTTGTAACCGGGTACGCTAACCAGACGGGCTTTATGACTGCCGAGCCGCCGCTCAGGGAACTGGCCGAAATTAATAAAAAACACTATCGATGTGATAGTGACTTACAGAATTTAATTCACATGGCAAGCACTGCCACACTTTTTGTTAAAGGTTTTACGGAAGAAGAAGCTGGAAAAGTAGCATTAGGCCCAAATCAAATTCTCTCAACGGGCAATCCGGAATCAGATGTAAAGTTCGTAGAAATAAACGGAAACTCTATTAAGGTGGCGCGTGAGAATTTGCAAGACATAAAAGAAACTATGGTCATGTTAGGCTTACAGCCTTTCTTACGCAACGCCGGCAACCAGACAGCGACCGGCCAGAACATAGATGAGTCCAGGGCCAACTGCGATATACAGGCGTGGGTAATGTCACTTGAGAGATTGTTGAGGCAGGCTTATGAGATAGCGGCTGAATGGATCAAGGCTACACTGCCGGAAGATTTCAAGGTAGATGTTTTCAATAACTTTTCTATCTGGGTCAGGGCGATGCTGGATGTACCGGAGCTGATTAAAATACGGCAGGCAGGCGAACTTTCAAGGCAGACGTTCCTGAGAGAAATCAAGAGGCGTGCCCTGCTGTCCGAGACGCTGGACATAGACGATGAAGTTGCTGCTATCGAGGCGGAAGGGCCGGCTTTTGGGATGATTGGGATGGGAGTTGAGTAAATGGCTAAGAATCTGCCAAAACTTCCCGAACTTCCAACGTCCGTCAACGAGCTAATCGCAGACCGGGCCATACGTCACGCTCTGTACCTGGAGCGCTACAAGACGCAGATGGTCAACGACATTTTGACGGAATTCAACAGGACGCTGGCGCCGGAGCTTATCGCAAAGATAGAGCAAAGCCTTGAAAGAATAACGTTAAAATCCAAAAAGATGCAGATACTTTTTAAGTACAACGGCGAGCTGGTAAAAGAGGAATACAAGGTGATGGAAGCAAAGCTGTACGAGCAGTTGAGGGATTTTGCTAAAGTCGAATCTTCCTGGCTGATAAAAACTCTTGAAAATATCACGCCGATAGCTGTTGATTTTGTAGCACCAAGTTCAAATATTCTAAAGGCCATTGTGACTAAGCAACCGATGGAGGGGGCCTTGGTGAAAGAATGGTTTGATAAGTTGGCAAGAGATACTACCTTCAATGTCAATCGGGCAATACAATCAGGTATGATTGAGGGCAAGGGCATTGCTGATATTGTTCGGGTTATCAAGGGGACGCGGGCCGCTCAATACACGGACGGCATCTTGAACGCTCCAAGGCACAATCTTAATTCTATTGTCAGAACAAGCGTAAGCAACGTGGCGCACGCGGCAAGGAATGAGGTTTATGCCGCCAATGGCGATGTTGTTAAGGGGATTCAGTGGATATCTACGCTTGATTCAAGAACATGTATGACCTGTATGAACCTTGATGGCAAGGTATTCGATATTGGCGAAAAACCAGGTATTCCTCATTTTGGCTGCCGCTGTTCCGACGCCCCGGTTTTGCGGTCCTGGAAGGAGCTTGGAATTAACGCTAAGGAACTCGATCCCGGCACGAGGGCTTCGATGAACGGGCAGGTACCGGCAACGCAAACATATCCGGCCTGGCTGAAAAAACAGGATACCGAAGTGCAGAACGATGCCCTGGGTATCGGTCGGGCTAAAATGTTTCGGTCCGGCCAATTAAAGCTAAACGAGTTCATCGACCGATTGAATAAGCCATTGACGTTAAAGGAACTTGAAAAGTTAGCAGGTTAGACAATATGGGAAATTGCAAAGATTGTAAATGGCTGACTGGCGAATCAATCACAGACGGCTTGCGTAAGTGCAACCAACCGAAAGCGTATTTTGGTTACGGCAGACAAGATATAGCTGAAGATGGATTGCAAATTGAAGCTGACGAAGGCTGGGGCTGGTTAATGGGTCCCATGTTTGGATGCATTAATTTTGAGGTAGCCGGATAATGAGAAAACTATATTACAAGCTAAAGATAATTTGGTTAAGCGTTAAGTGGATGTTCAGGACAAATCTTGGCGACAAGGTTTTGTGGATAAAAGATTTGCCCTGGACATATACTGTCATTAATGGCGTTTGTCCCGGAAGTTGGAAGATCAAATACGATGATGAGCATTACTTTAAAGTTCCGCGGAATGAATGCAGAAAGATAAAGACCATTCCTAATTATATCCATAGTTTTAAGTCAGGATATGATTTTTACATGGGTTATTGGTTTGACATTTGGTGCAGGAACGGCATTGAGCCGTGGGTACGGAAGTGTAATATATGGTAAGCGAGGTAGTCAAGTAATAGCAGGTTAGACAATTGAATAAAATGTGCGGGCTTTCGAAGTGACCGGCCAATCATAACGAGACGTAAGAATAAGAATATGGCAGTAAGGTGCCTTACCACCTTGCTGCCTTTTTTTATTGCCCGCATGAAGCTAATCAAGCGGGTGTGTAGCCCGCATAAAAAATCAATACCAGGGCGTGATGCCCGATGAGCGTGATGCTCATTAAAAGGCGTGAAGCCGAGGAGTTTTGTGTTATGGCACTTAAAGCAATTTTGGACAATCTGGATGGGATTTCTGAGGAAATCAAGAAAGAGTATAAGCAGCGAGACGATGGCAAGTTCGTCCTGGACGTGACGTCCGTGGATGGGTTTGAGTTGGCGGAAGTGAGCAAGCTGCAATCGGCCCTTTCCAAAGAGCGGGAAAACAATCGCAAAGCAGCAGAACAGCTAAAGGCGTTTGAAAATCTCGATCCGGCCAAAGCGCGTGAGGCGATTACGAAGGTCGAGGAAATGGCAAACTGGACGCCGGAGCAAAAGGTCAAAGAGCAGATTGAAGCCGTGAAGGCTTCTATAATCGACGCTCACGGAAAGGAAAAGGCTAAGCTTGAGGAAAAGCTGTCAAAGATGACCAAGTCTCTCGAAGAGGCAAAGATTGTCTCTGTGGCGACGCAGGCATTGTCCGAGCAAAAAGGTTCGGTCCGATTGCTTATGCCTCATGTCCGGCAGCAGACACGCCTTCGTGAAGTTGACGGCAACTTCATTGTCGAAGTGCTTGGAGCTGACAATAATCCCAGATTGACGGGCTCGGATGGTCACCCAATGACTATAAACGAGCTGGTCGCGGAGATGAAAACACAAAACGATTTCGCTTCGGCTTTTGAAGGTACGGGAGCATCGGGAAGCGGCGCTGTTCCGACAGGCACAACGAAAGCCGGTAAGTTCACTAACGAAGAACTCGGAAAACTGCCGCCCGCCGAAAGGCTTAAAAAAGCACATGAGTTGGGAATTACAAAGTAAAAGAATTTTGAAAGGTGACTGTTATGAGTTTGACACTGATTGAAGCTTCAAAGCTTATGATCAATCGAGGAGAAGTGCAGCGTTCGGCGGTTGTTGAGACGTATGCCATGTCCTCAGACATCTTGAGGGTATTGCCGTTCAGGGATATCGCCGGCAACGCCTATGCGTATAACCAGGAGCAAACATTGCCCGGCATCGGATTTCGCGGAATCAACGCTGGATATACCGCAAGCACGGGCATTATCAATCCGCAGGTAGAGCCGCTTGTAATTGCCGGCGGCGACTTGTCGATCGATCCGTTCATAATCAAGACCGGCGGCGAAGGAGTCCGTGAGCGTCACCAGATTATGAAGATCAAGGCGCTTGCCCACGCATGGACCCTGGCTTTCATCAAAGGCAGTTCGGTCACAACTCCGGCAAGTCTTGACGGGCTGCAGGTCAGATTGACGGGCGCTCAGTTGACTGCCAACGGCACTACAAACGGCGGCGATCCCTTGTCGCTTTTGAACCTGGATACATTGATTGACTCGGTCGATAATCCCACGCATTTGATTATGAACAAGAAAATGCGCAGGCGTCTTAGCGTTGCGGCCCGCACAGCAGCGGTAGGTGGGAATATAACCTGGACCAAAGACGAATTTGGCAAAGCGGTCATGTTATACGACGAGCTTCCGATTATTATCGCAGACAGAGATCATACCGGCGCCGATATTCTGAACTTCCTTGAAGTATCCAACAACGTTGGAGTCGCCGCCACTGCAACTTCGATTTACTGCATATCGGTCGGCGATGGGATGATTGAGGGCATTCAGAATGGAAACATTGACGTCCGTATGGTTGGCGAGCAGGCCGCGACAGTGACCGAACTGACCCGCGTCGAATGGTACAACGGAATCTGCATCGAGCATCCGAGAGCCGCGGCAAGGCTTTGGTCTATAAGCGATGCCGTAGCCGTTGCGTAATCGGCAGTGAATTTGTTTTACAAAATTCAACTAACACAAAACGTAGATTTTTGAAAGGTGTTTAATATGTTAAGAAACCGCACAGTTGACGATGCCACGCTAACCTTGAAGGCATCGGGGGCAATAGCCGCTTCTGCTGCCGCTACAGTTATTCCATTGATCGGCGAAGGGCTGGTCCAGGGCGATATAATCATCGACGTTACCGCTATGGATATTGTCGGCAACGATGAGATGTATGACATCATTGCTCAGCTTTCGCCGGACCTCGCCTGCACCGCCGCAACCCTTGTTGACAGATGTGCCATAAGCTTAGGTGCTATGGAGACAAAGCGGTCGGATTCCAACAGGGACGATACTATCGGTCGATATATCCTGCCGTTCGATAACGAATTCTGCGGAACGATATATCCGTATGTCCGACTTTATACCGTTACGGTCGGTGCCACGAACAGCATTACATACTCCGCAAGGCTGGCAAAAAGAGCGGGCTAATCACGTAAACAAACAAGGTCGGCTTGCCGGTTTATTGCCGGCAAGCTTTTGTTTCTAATCTCAATATCCAGGCATAAGGGTAAAAATTATGAGACACAACTTTACTTACGAATCGGATTTAATTTTGAAGGATGCAGGCGCCATTGCTGCATCGGCAGCCGCCCTTGTGGGCGGTGTTGCAAAGAGACTCGATGTCGGTGCGGGCGTTATTGATTGTG